CAATCCTGAAACTTCAGGAAGGTACGACTTTCGATGGTGAAGCAGATAATGCTGCTAAAATGATTGATATGCTGTGCAAGAAGTACGGTGTAACTATTGATGAGGCAACTGAAGTTCAGGTTGAGGATGAGATTTTCCTGAAGTTCAAGAAAATCAATGTTGCTTATGCAACTCTTCTCAATGCGATTGCATATTTCTATGATGCAAAAGCATACCTCAAAACCGATGTGAATGGTAACAAAACCATTCAAGTTATCGGTTCTGAAGCACAACAAATTCAAGTGCGAATCTATTTCGATTATCTTGTAGATTGCATGGAGAAAGAAACTGAAACTGCACACAAAGCAGAGAAGATTCTTGCTCAACTCCAGGGTAATACTCTATCCCGCAGTTTCAAAACTAACTTCCGCAAAGGATTTGCTGAGCAAGTTATGAACCGTCTGCAAGATAAGAAGAAACAAGAGGGTCGAGTTCATGAGCACAAAGCAGTGACCGATAAAGCACTCTCAACCCGTCGATTTAACACTTCTCGACGTATGAACGGTGCAAGTGGTTACGGTGGCAATGCTGGGGCATCTGCGGGTGGTTCAGTGTCACTTAACCGTCAGGCATCAGGTGCTTCACAAAAACAACTTGCTGGGGTATAATATACCCCTCTTTTTTTTATCTAATGAAATTAAAGTTACCTAGTGCTCAGTATTATAGAAAAGAATGGGCATTAGATGGTAATGCAATTTCATTTATTTTTGTGCATGATATATCAGTATTAGTATCACCATCACATCTAAAAGTAGTTAAGTTTGATGATATTGATTATTGTGGATTAGAGAACTATCCAGAGAGAGCAGGATTAAATTGTAATTGTTGTGATGGTTGGAAGTATATTGATTGTAATATATCATTCCCATGTATTTTAATTGATGGTTTATATTGTCCAAATGGATTAAGATATAGAATGATAGATGGACGGCATCGAATTGATAAGATGAAATTTAATAAGATGACCGAAGCAAAGTTTTATGTTTTTGATTATAGTGAAGTGAAGGAGTTATTTTATCACTGTAATACTAATGAAGAGAGAGATGAAATAGTTAATAATGAAGCAGAGAAATGTATGTATTTTGATGATATATTAGACTGGATGTAATTAGACTCATGAGTCGAGTGGACAGTTGGAGAAGTGTCACAAGGCACCCCCCAAACCTGCCGCATCGGTGCTATGATTACAGAGTAATCAATCAGGGACAGCATTTGAGCACTTCTGACAAACTTGAGAGAGCATTTTACTTGAATTTAATTCGACTTGTGAATGAAGTTCAAGGTAATACAAAATTGCAATCACAAATGTCATGTAAGCACAAAAGTGCTTGGGTAAAACAAACCAAAGCACAAAAAACAAAAAAAGATGCTCTTACTATTCTGAACTAATGCAATTTCAAGTTACACAAATTGAATTTGATTTTGGTGATGCTTGGGAGAATCAAATGCCCCCAAATCTTCAAGAGGAAGTAATTGATGAAACATTGTCAACAATTTGGGAGGCAGTTGATGAGGATGATCTCATCGAAGAGATTACATCTTCAACTAATTGGTGTATTAAGTCCATTGATTATCGTCACGTTCTAAAATGAAAATCATTCATTCCAAAACTAATGGTTGTTCTTATACACTCTGGAAAGGATGTGTATTATTCTATCATCCACAATATGATGATGATGTTTTAGAAACTCAGTTCTATAAGTATGCAGAAGTCGAGTGGGATTTACTTGATGATGATGTATTAAAGGAAGCAGATAGATGTTATGATATTCTTAGAAAACATTCTAAAGTATCACTCGCACTTGCATCATGACAATCCTCAAAACAACTTACGACATCAACACTCAAGAAAAACTTTATACTATCCTCTCTGATAATAAAGTTTATCTTACTCCATCAATCATTCAAGCAATCACTCTTATTCACAAATGCAAGTAAGTCAACTCTCAATCATGCAATTCTGTATGGAGATGGAAGCAGATTTGGAAATGGTCCTAGATTATCTTAACTCTCAAATTGATAATCCTACTCAAGACCAAATCGATGAAGCATGTAAGATATATGATGATTATCTTGAAGAGGTAGACTTTATTCAGTCTCTATGATATAATATATCAAGTAGAGACAATTCCTACTTAATGACAAATACAAAGAGAGTAAAGGATTTAATTAGTGAACTAGAACTATTAAATCCTAATGAATCTATCTTTGCTCTATATTATACAAAAGAGGATGTAAAACAATTAGATTACTATTGTACTGATTGTTATCCTTATACTGATGAACTAGCAGAGAAGACAATATCTAAACTATCTGAAGATGGTGATGTAAAAGATATAGTAGATAAGTTAGTTACTATTACTATGAGAGATGATACAAGTTATCTCGTACAAGAAGAATGTAGATTAGATAGTATTGACAAGGTATTAAATGACTCTCCATCTTATTAAGATGAAGACCTCCGAGTTACTAAATGTCTACCTTGTGGAAAAACTTGTGGAAAACTAATCATTAAATAAATGGTTAAAAAAACATACTTGCGTCTTTTATGTTTTCCACAGAGGGTGTTGAAAAAGTATATAAATACCCTGTTTTATCGTCGTTATTACTCTCTAAAGGTGCCTGGTTGTTGTTATCTAAGCGAGCATTATACCAGCACTTGACAAAAAAGTCAAGCAAAATTCCCAAGTATTTTTAGTCCCACACATATCATTCGTCGTATATAAGACTGAGTAAGACTTGTATATTTTATGAGTCCTGTGAGTCTAATTGATTCGTCCATTCTCAGAGGATTCTCGGTGGACTTATAAGTCTCATTCGTCCTCGGACAGTTACCAAACCGTCCACTAGACACATTAGTCTCACCATTCGTCCTGTAGACTGTTAGGGTGGTTATGAGGGAGGGAAGAACTACACAGAGATAACTGATAAGAATTACTCAGAGAGTTCGTGATAGTTTTCCACAAGCAAAGTATAAGTTTTCCACAACCCCTGTGGAAAACTATTAGAAACCTGTGGAAAACTCGACACCTGGGGGAGGGGTTTATATTACTAATACATAGTGAGTTTCTAATTAGAAATAAACAGCACTGTATGTTTGTACTACCCAGGCAGTTCGTGTTACTTGACAGCATCGTAGTTTGTGTTTATAATATAACAGTACTGTTTAATTATAATTAAGTAGTACTGATTAATTCTTATACCCACGGGGGGGTTTATAATTATAATTACTTAGTGAGTTCGTCATTAGAAATAAACAGCACTAAATGACAGTTATTACCGAAACGGTTAGGTTTATGTAATAAACCGATGCCCCTAAAAGTAAAAACGCACTACTACCCTAACCTACAAAAGTATGCATCCCCGAGAGTTTTTAAAATTCACAAAAAAATTTTCCGAGGGTAGAAACGGGTTACCGAACCCCGAATAGGAAAAAAAATTCCGTGAGTAAAAAAGTACCTAAAAAGGATTGTTATGCTATATAACGGGAAACCGATTATTTTACTAGAAGAATGACAGAGGACGAGAAAGAACTATTGATAGAGTGCGTCCAGTTCCGTTTACAGCACGACAAGTCTTTAAATTCAAACGTAAATCTGCGTGAGGATTTAGAAGAACTGCTCTTTACCGTAGAGGATATTGATGACTACGTATGACATAAAAGTCAAAGATTTAACAGTAATGGAGAGAGTAACTCCTGAGGAACTCGCACAAAGTATGAAAGAAGTAGAGATAATTGTGTGGTTAAAGGGGGGTAAGAAGGAGGATGTACAGTATGTAATAAATACCCAAACCCCGACCGAGTTGCATTGATTGACTTGGGGTGATATAATAATAGAGTTGGAATTATCATTTTTATGGCCAAAGGATTTACGGTGAAAGCAAAAGCACCGACTGTTAATAAGAACGTTGATGAATTTGACCTTGCAGCAGCAAGGGAGAGTATTAAAGGCAAGGCAGTTGTCTTTTGTCTACCAGGAAGAGGATGTTCATATACGTTTCTAAAAAGTTTTGTACAACTGTGTTTTGATTTAGTACAAGCAGGAGCAAGCATTCAGATTAGTCAAGACTATAGTTCCATGGTGAACTTTGCGAGATGTAAGTGTCTTGGTGCGAATGTATTGCGTGGACCGAATCAGAAACCATGGGATGGTAAACTAAAATACGATTACCAGTTATGGATTGATAGTGATATTGTATTTGACACTGAGAAGTTTTATCGTCTGGTAGCAATGGATAAGGATATTGCAGCAGGATGGTATATGACTGAGGACGGACGTACTACGAGTGTTGCTCACTGGTTAGAGGAGGATGACTTCCGTACCAATGGTGGAGTGATGAATCACGAAACTGCTGAGACAATGCCGAAACGTAAGAAACCATTTACAGTAGACTACACTGGTTTCGGATGGGTATTGATTAAGAACGGAGTATTTGAGAGTCTTGAGTATCCTTGGTTTGCTCCAAAGATGCAACAATTTGAATCGGGAGAGGTTCAGGATATGTGTGGTGAGGATGTCTCCTTCTGTCTGGATGCCAAGGAAGCAGGATTTGAGATTTGGTGCGACCCTCGTATTCGTGTTGGTCATGAGAAGACCCGAGTTATCTGATTTATTGACCCCTACGGGGGTCTTTTTTATGTCTAATATATTTTATGGTTGACTCCGTGTAATGGCAGTGCTATAGTGACTTTAAGCCACTGAGGTGGCAAAAAAAACCGTAAAAAACAACCGTTTAGGAGACACCGAAATTATGGCAGCAAAACGTGGTAGTGGTAGTGGTAACACCAAACTCGATCCGATTCCTAAGAAGACTCGTCAGGGCAGTGGTCAGCATACCAAATATGCTGCGAGTAGTCGTAATGGTGCCCGTAAGCGTTATCGTGGACAAGGTAGGGGTTGATGTATTACCTGGATGGAGAGACTGAGTTCTACGATATCCATCCAAAAGACTTGTGGATTTACAATAAACTCCAACTTTGTAGGGTTTTAGGATATAAATGCGGTCCTGCTGGGACTGATGTCCTAGAACCTGATTTTTATATTGTAAAACCTTCGATTAACTTTATGGGTATGTCTCGTCATGCTCGTATTACATGGTTAGATGGGTCAACTGACCATATTCATCCTGGTGAATTTTGGTGTGAGACCTTTGAAGGTGAGCATTTAAGTGTTGATTATCAAAATGAGGAGTGTAAATTAACAGTTCAGGGGTATCGTAATCCAAAAAACCCGTTGTATAAGTGGGACAAATGGGTAAAACTTGATAAGAAGGTAGAATTTCCTGATATTTTAAAGAATCTAGAAGGAAATTACGAATGGATTAACTGTGAGTTCATTGGTGACCATCTAATTGAGGCACACTTTCGACCAAATCCTGATTTTAGGCATGGAAATGTCATTGCAGTTCCTAATTGGGGTGATGTAGACAGGTATAGGGAGTATGAACTTGAGCAAGGACTTGAGTATATTGAAGATCCAGACTTCAAACGCAGAGGATTCTGGATAGATTAAATAGTATGGAGATAGAACCTCCCAAAAAGTTCTGTTTAACCTAACGGAGAAACAGATGGCTAAGTACCATGTAGATAGGGACACTGCTTACATGTACAAAATGTGGGGAACGACCTCTTTGATTACCGATTATTGGTGTTCACCGCACCAAACAAATGATAATCCAGAGGAACTTACCAATGAAGAAATGATGAAAAAAGATAATATTGAACAAGAGGGTTAAAAAACTCTTATAGATAGTATATAATACTCTTGTTTTTAAATGGCATCACGGGTTTCTCGGGGATTTAAAGATATTAGTTTATCTTTTACAAAACACCCAGTTACAAATGACATTTTGGCACTCAATAATGAGGATGCCATTAAGAGATCCGTGATTAATTTAGTACGGACTCAAATTGGTGAAAAATTTTTTGAACCTCTAATTGGAACATCACTAGAGGGTTCATTATTTGAACTATCTCATCCTGAAATTGAAATTCAAATTGAGAGTGAAATTAACATTTTACTTGAAAACTTTGAACCACGTATTTCTGTATCAAGAATCAAGGCACAACCATTGCCTGATGATTATGAGTTGGCAGTAAATATAGTATATGATATCGTTGGTCTTGCAATACCCAGACAAAACATCGAGTTCATCTTACAACCAGCTAGGATATAATGGCGTTCAATCAATTTACCAATTTAGACTTTGCCGATTTAAAATCGCAAATTAAAGACTACCTCAGGACAAACAGTAATTTTACTGATTTTGACTTTGAGGGGTCTAACTTTTCAGTATTGATTGATATTTTAGCATATAATTCTTATATCACTGCCTTCAATACTAACATGGCAGTGAATGAATCCTTCTTGGATAGTGCTACGTTACGAGAAAATGTCGTATCACTTGCAAGGAACATTGGTTATGTACCAAGGTCAAAGAGGGCAGCAAAGGCAAAAGTCAGTATAAGTGTTGATACTAGTGGTTTTCTTGACGTAAGGTCTATTACTTTGAAGGCAGGTGTGGTTGCACTTGGTGCAATTCAGTCTGGTAGTTACATATTTTCAATCCCTGAGGATATTACAGTACCAGTTGATGTGAATGGAATTGGTAATTTCACTGACATTGACATCATGGAGGGTACTTACCTCACAAAAAACTTTACTATGGATGATTCGCAACCCAATCAGAGGTTCATCATCCCCAATGCTAATGTAGATTCTACATCTATTCGTACATTTGTCAGTGATTTGACTAATGAAGAGTACACATTGTACTCAAATATCTTAAATATTGACGGAACAACTAAGATTTTCCTCATTCAAGAGGTTGAAGACGAGCAATATGAGATTGTTTTCGGTGATAATGTCTTTGGTAGGAAACCAACAACTGGAAGTTCCATATTTGTAAGTTATATTATAACCAATGGTAAGGATGGTAACGGTGTTGCCAACTTTACTTTCTCTGGAATCATCGAAGATAACAACCAAAACAGAATTACTACTGGTATTTCTAGGATTTCGACAACACAATCATCAGAAAATGGTGATGACATTGAAAAAATTGACAGTATTAAGTATCTTGCACCTAGGGTTTATTCATCTCAATACAGAGCAGTTACTGCAAATGACTATAAGGGTCTAATTCCTACGATTTTCCCTAATGTAGAGGCAGTGAGTGCCTATGGAGGAGACGAATTAACCCCACCAGAGTATGGAAAGGTGTTTATTTCCATCAAACCAAGACAAGGTAAGTTTCTTTCTAAGGTTACTAAGGAACAAATCAAGAAAGATTTAAAACAATACACCATTGCAGGCATTAAACCCGAAATTGTTGACCTAAAATACCTGTTTATTGAACTTAACACCAGTGTTTACTACAACAGAAGTGCGGTAACCAACGTTACTGCCCTTAGAAATCAGGTAATTAGCACTTTAGACTCATATGGAAAGTCATTTGACCTTAATAATTTCGGTGGAAGGTTCAAATACAGTAAAGTTGTTGCTCTGATTGACGATATTAACCCAGCAATCACCTCAAATATCACAACAGTCAAGATGAGACGTGATTTGCAACCCGCATTGGGTGCAAATGCGACATATGAAATATGTTATGGCAATGCATTCCACATTAAGAAGAAAAATGACGTTGATAATAGAGGATATAACGTAAAATCCACAGGATTTAGGATTAATGGAGTTGATGGAGTAGTTTATTTGAGTGATGTTCCAATTGATAATGAAAAAGGGTCAATATTCCTGTTTACTTTAGTTGATAATGCTCCATTTATCGTCAAAAATAACGCAGGTGTCATTTATTACAAGAAAGGTGAGATTCTTCTTGACACTCTTAACATTATTTCTGTCGAAAGTCCAAATGGAATTGAAATTGAGGCAATTCCTGAGTCAAATGATGTCATTGCATTGAAGGATATATACTTAGACCTAAGCATGGAGAGACTAATCGTCAACATGGTTGAAGATAAGATTTCTTCAGGAGAGAATACTTCCGCAACAGAGTATATTGTAACCTCAAGTTACGCAAACGGATCAGTATATACGAGATAAAATGTCAGATACAAGAGTAACAATACAAAATATCATTCAGACTCAAATTCCTGAGTTTTTGAATGAGGAATCTCCACTCTTCAGAGAGTTCCTGAATGCGTATTATGTTTCTATGGAACATAAGACGGGTACGGTGGACTTAGTTTCCCGTCTAGACGAACTTAAAGACCTTAAACGTTACAATAATGAGTTATTTGCTTCTGCTCTTGTACCGTCTTTACTAGTTGCGAATGTAAGTGCTTTTGATACTGATATTGCAGTAAGTCATACTGTGGGTTTTCCTGATAAGGATGGTCTAATTAGAATTGATAATGAGATTATTTACTATAAAGTAAAATCAGCAAATGGTTTTAGTGGATGTTCTAGAGCATTTAGTGGTATAACAAATATTATAGAAAATAATACATCCAATTATACCAAATCAGAACTTTCTCCCCACACAGCAGGTTCTCAGGTAGCAAACCTGTCATTGGTATTTTATGCTGAATTATTTAAAAAGTTTAAGGCACAATTTCTGCCTGGATTTGAGGAGAGACAATTTGTCCCTCAAGTTAAAATATCAAATGTTCTAGCAAGAGCAGTTGACTTTTATACAACAAAAGGAACAGATACTTCATTTAAACTTTTATTCAGAGCACTCTATGGTCAAAATGTAGGTGTAATCAAACCTCAAGATTTTCTTCTTAGACCATCTGATGATAGTTTCTTTAAGACAAAAAATATCCTAGCAGAAAAAGTTAGTGGTTCTGACCCACTAGAGTTAAATGGAAAAACTCTTTTCCAGGATACTGGTAATGTAGAACCAACCACTGCTGCAATTTTTGTTGTTGAGTATAGACCTGTTGATGGAAAAGACCTTTATGAGATTTCTCTAGACAGTTCTTCCTTCATCTACAAATTTAATACAACGAAGAAAACAAATATTTCAAAAACAGTTGCAACTAATTCTACAACTATTAATGTTGATTCAACTGTTGGATTCCCAAATAGTGGATTACTTAGGGTAACTAATGGAATTGCATTGTTTGATGTATCTTACACTGAAAGAACTAATACACAATTTTTAGGTTGTTCTGGAGTCGAGAGTGAAGTTCCATTTGGAACCGAAGTTATTGAAGCAAACTTTGCTTATGTTTACGATGACAATGATAACAAAGTAGAATTTAGACTAATTAATGTTGTTGGTGATATTAATGTTGAAGACACTTCAAATTTACTTCCAGGTGATAAAATTGCATTATCATCATTTGGTGCAGAATTAAGTGATAAATCTGAATTCAATAGTTGGATTTATAACAACGTAACTAATCATAGTATCAAATCTATTGTATCTGCAAATGCCCCAAATGGCAAGAGATATAGAATTGAATTTTTTGATAATATTAATTTTTTCCTTGAACAGGAAGTCACATTAAGACAAATAGAAATAGCAACAGATATTCCAATAGTTGCTACGGTCGAAAACCTCATTTCTAAAACAATTGTAGAGGTAGAATGTAACGGAAATCCTCTAGACAAAGACACGTTAACTACGTCTTTGATGACAGGAAAGAGTGATCAGAATTTAACACCATCAGTTTCTGATATTCCGATTGCAATTCAGAACACATACATTGATGAGAATTATGAAAACTTCTTTGTCGCAGCATCTGGCCTTCCAAACTATACCCTATTCGCAAAAGAACAAGTCATCACCACTTCTACTCAAGTTAGTGTGGGTAATACTGATACGTTAGATACTGATAAGGTACATAAGTTTTACACAGGTGAAAAAATATTCTACACACCAAGTGCAAATTCTGGTATTGCTACTGGAATTTATCATGTAACTGCAGTTGGTGATAATAAAGATAGTAAGAAGATAAAAATATCTCTAAGTAAGAGTGATTTGTATTCTCAGAAATATGTGACATTTAGAGATATTTCTGGAGATAGTTTTGTAAAACTAGATTATGAGAATAGAGTGGTTGAAAACCAAAAACTATTCAAAAAGTTTAACTATGTAAAGGGTGATGCATCGTTAAGAGAAGTTGCTGATAGAACAACAAATAACAGACAGATTGGTCTACTATCTAATGGTATTGAACTTTATTCTCCATCATTGTTTGATGAGAACATTTATTATGGAAAATTAGAAAATATTATTGTTACCAATCCTGGTACTGGATATGATGTAATCAATCCACCAGTACTTGAAATTAAAGATGTTTCTGGAACAGGTGCTTCTGGATATCTAAACATTACTGGTGGACTTTCTGATATTAGAATTGTTACTCCAGGAATTGGTTATCAGACAAAACCAAAGGTTACTCTCATTGGTGGTAATGGAACTGGTGCTGTTATTGAACCAAACTTAGTAAAATCACAAATCACTGCTGGTTTCCAGGGTGATGGTAGTGGTGTCAATCCTACTACTGATGTAATCACATTTATCAATAAGCACAACTTTGATAATGGTGAGCAAGTTTCTTATATTACTAATGGTAATGCAGAACTACAACCATTCAAAGAAGATTCTGTATATTTTGTTGGGGTTGAAAGTCCAACTACTATTAAACTATATGATAAGGAAGTTGATGCGAATACAAAAACCAACCCAGTAAACGTTGTTGGTATTAGTTCTGGTTTCCATGCATTCAGAACACTGGAAGCAAAAAATACTATTACTCAACTTTATGTTTTAAATTCTGGTTCTGGTTATTCTAATAAAATTGTTAAAGTTCCTTCACTTGTAGCATTTGATGGTTCTAACAATGGAACCAATACATGGGACCATTACATCTATGCAGAAAACCATCAATTAAAAGATAAGGATATTGTAAGATATAGTGCTACTGGTGATGTCATATCTGGTCTTTCAACATCTAAAGAGTATGTTGTTACTATAGTTGATAAGGATAAATTCAAACTATCTGATATTGGGGGAACTGATGAATTCTTTGATATAAACTTCCGTGAAAAGAGATATATCAATATTAATGGGATTGGAACAGGAGTTCATACATTCTCATATCCACCAATTCGTCTGCAAATAGAAACACTATCTGGTATTGGTGCAACATCTGTAATTGAACCAGTATTTGAACCAATTGTCCTGGGTTCCATTGATAGTGTATTCATAGAAGATTCTGGTGTTGGCTATGGTGTCTCCGATGTTATCAATTTCCATAGAAGACCTGATGTTCAAATTAAGGATATTAAATCCGAAGCATTATTAAGACCTATTGTTGTTAATGGAGCAATCGTTGATGTTCAGTTCTTAACTTTTGGTTCTGGATATGAAAAGGGAATTGATCTTAAAGTTAGTGGTGACGGAACATTTGCTGACCTTAGACCAGTAGTTGATGATAATGGAAGAGTTGTAGCAGTAAATATTGCAAATGGTGGAATAGGTTACAATCCAGACACAACTGAGATTCAGGTTACCAGAAGAGGTATAGATGCTAAGTTCTTAGCTGATGTGTTTGAATGGAAAATCAATCAGGCAGAAAAACACAAAGAACTACTAAAAACTCCTGATGAAGCACTTATCGTACCAAGTAAGGTAAAAGAGTTTGGTCTACACCCAGTTAACTTCTACACACCAAAACTTTTAAGACGAACACTAAAAGACCATATTGACGATTCAAATAGAGAAAAATTAGATAATAACCATTCACCTATTGTTGGATGGGCATACGATGGAAATCCAATATATGGTCCTTATGGTTTAGTTGGTGCATCAATTCAAAAAATTAGGTCTAGTTATGCTAAACAAGTACAACCAAACCCAGCACTAAGACCATCCACATTCCCAGACGGATTCTTCCTAAACGATTTTTACTATGACAGAGCAATCGGAGACCTTGACGAATTTAACGGAAGATTCTGTAAAACTCCCGAATACCCTGAGGGAATTTATGCATACTTCACAACCATTGATAATAGTCTCATTGCGAAACCAGAGTATCCATATGTGGTTGGTGAGAATTTCAGAGATTTCGTAATTCCTAAAAATTATGAACCAAACTTCAATCAGACCATTGATATTACAAGTCTTAATTTAATTAGAAATACGTCACCATATTATCTAAATTCCGACACATCAACATATGACTTACTTTCCAAGTCAGATGAAAAGTATAAACAAGAATTTAATGTCACCAAAACTCTGAACTCTGGAATTGGTTCTGTAAGTGTTTATTCAGCAGGAACAGGATACAAAGTTGGTGATAATGTTGTATTCAATAACTTTGGTACTGGAGGAACAGGTGCTTCCGCAGTTGTTTCTAGAATTAAAGGAAAAGACATCAATACTATTAAAGTTGGTATTTCCACTCATACTGGAGTAAAGTTATTCTCTAATGGAAATGGTATTGTTGGTTTTACTCAGAGTCCCCATGGTTACATTACTGGTGAAATAATTCAAATTAGTGCTGTATCTGATTCTATCCATGCAAATCTAGAGGGTCCAAGAGAAATTTTTGTACCACAGAAAAATGTAAACCTTCTTTCTGATATTGATACATTAGCAGCAACTGGATTAACAACTTCAATTGTTGTAGGAGATATTAGTGGATTTAATGTTAATGATTTCATCAGAATCGGTGAAGAAGAAACAGCACAGATTGTTAGAATTCTTCCAGAGGAATCTGCATTTGTTGTAAATCGACTAACAAACAGTGGTATTCATACTGTAGGTATTTCCAGTATTACCCTACTACCAACAGAATTCAGATTTGGTCTTGCTAGTGTTAATAGACAGATTCCTCGCAATGATTTGTACTACTTTGACTCTAAATCATTCATTGGATTTGGTACTCAAATAAACAATTACACATTATCCGATGGAAATAATTTAGCAATTCCTGCTGGTGGAATTTTTATTCCAAATCATAAGTTCCAAACAGGACAAGCATTAAAGTATCATGTTGGATATGGTGGAACTTCTCTTATTGCAGGTGGTCAATCACTCGCAGATGGTTCTACTGTCTATGCAGTTAATCTTGGTATAAACTTCGTTGGATTATCAACTGCACCTAACATAACTACACCTCTTGTCATTAGTGATAATGTAGTGGTTACTGGTGCTGCACATTCTCTTACGTCCTCTTTCTCTGATGTAAATTGTAAGGTTGAAGAGTTTAGTTTAGATGTTGTAACTCAAGATGCACATAAATTAAACTCATTAGAAAAAGTTAAATTTAATTTACTACCAAGATTAACTGATTCCTTCAATGTTAGGTATGACCCCGAACTAAGAAAACTAACTTCGGAAAAGATTGAATTTGATTCTTCCCAGTCTGGTGTGAATATTACTTCTAATGAAATTTCAATCCCAAATAATACTTTTGAGACTGGTGATAAGATTGTCTATTATGTTGGTTCTGGTACAACCATTGGTGGATTAGTTGATAATGAAACTTATTTTGTTATCAAAGAAAAACCAGATTTCATAAGATTATCTGATTTCTTTGTTAATGCAACTGCTGGTGTGGGAATTGCATTTACCTCGTTTGGAGTTGGAACACAATCTATTGCAAAAATTAACCCACCTCTTACTGGAACTCAGCAAAACCTTATTAAATTTGATTTATCCGATCCTAGTTTGGTTGGAATGGATTTGAGGATATTTAAAGATAGTAGTCTGTCGATTGATTTAGAAACATACAGATATAGAAGAAATTCTATTGAATCTGGTCTTCCTGGTGCAGAATTGATTATTGATTCATCTGAAGAATTTATTGGCAATACACTCTTCTATAATATTATTCCATTAGCACCAAATGTCATTGAAAAACGTCAATCTTCAGTAGACACTGAGGTTGTTGGAAACAATAAAATTATTCTGAAACCAAGTATCTTTAATCAGCAATATAACGTTGTTTCTATTGGTACTACTACATTTAAGTTCAATCTAAAGTCTAAACCAGAATTCTTTGATTATACCGCACAAACAGGTATTAGCACTATCTTCTATGATACGGATTCATTAACTACGGATGGACCTATCTCAAAAGTTAAAATCAACTTTGAGGGAAGAGGATACCACAAAATTCCTAAAATTGAGACTATCGATACAGTTGCTGGTTCTGATGCAGTTCTTAAGGCATCTTCGGATACGATTGGTAAAATTGACCTTATTGAAAGAGTTAAGGATGGATTTGATTACCCAACTGACCCAACACTAAGACCAGTATTGAGTGTTCCTTCAGTATGTCAAGTAAAAGGTATTGCAAGGATTGAATCTATTGGTATTACTACTGGTGGTAGAGGATATCATGTTGCTCCAACTTTAAAGGTAATTGGTAATAATGATATTGAACTTGAAGCAAAAATTCAAGGTGGTTCTATTACTAAGGTTTTAATTAATAAAAATACTAAAAACCTAGATGGACCTCTTAAGGTTGTTGCAACAAGAAACTCAAATGGATATGATATTGATGATATTGTTTATGACCCAAGTTTAAACAGAGTAACTCTTGAACTTGTAAACTCTGATTCTCAAATATATCCACTAAGTGGTGAATTCCCATTTGCAATTGGTGACCAAGTTTTTGTTGAAAATACAAGAATTTCTGACCCAGATACTAAAAATGGATATAATTCCGAAGATTATAATTATAGATTCTTCCCTGTAATTGGTATTAGCACTACCAACTTTACAGTCACTTATGACATGGATGGATTTGGTTCAAATCTTGGTGATTACAATACGGATATCAACTATGGTTATGTTATTAACCAGAAAGATATCGCAACATTTAAGATGAATATAGTTGATGATCTTGGATATTTCTCTGGTGAGAATGTAATTGGTTACAATTCTGCAAACCAACAAGTATTCACTGCCAAGGTTATGGAGAGTGGATGGAATAATGATATCAATCAGTTGAGATTGATTGATAGTGAGGGAGAGTTGCAACCTGGAGATTCACTATTAGGAACTAGGTCGAGACTCTTTGGTACAATTGAAAATATTTCTCAGTTTAATCTTGTATCTACCCTTGACACCACTAGAGACAAAATTAATGATTTTAAAGATAACGCAGGTTATTTGAATGATTACCAACAGAGAATCGCAGATAACGACTACTATCAAAAGTTCTCCTATTCACTTAAGTCTCAACTTTCTTACGATCAGTGGAGAGAATCTGTAAGGTCACTTGTTCATCCAGCAGGATTTAAAGAGTTCTCCGATTTGGATGTCATTTCCAATACATCCAGCACTGGTCAGAATATGAAGGTTGGTGTTGGTGACTCTTCTTTAAGTGTCCTCATCAATGTGGACAATGGTGGGTCCATGTACAGCAGATATAATTTCTCAATGGTTACTGAGGATGAACTTCTGCCCAATGGAACAATCGAAAGAATATTTTTCCCAGAGGGAGTAAACCTTAGACCATATATTCTAAATAAAACCAATAAAGTTTTAAAGATTGATAATATTAGTGACCAGTTTACTGGGTTTACAACTACGACTGGTGGTCAAATTGTTGGACTATCTACATTTGCATTAACAAATAAAGGAACCCCTCTATTCTATAGAGAATTTGATTCTTCTGTTGAGACAAACTTTAAAATCTCTGATGATAGATTCACTTTTGTTAATCATAATTTCCAATCTGGTCAAACATTAAGGTATAAGAGTAATGATGTTTTAAGAACACCTGTTGGAATAGCAGTTACAACAGTTGAAAATTCATTCTCATATCCAACCCCAACAAATACACTTGATTCACCATTTGATAGTTATGATTCTACTCTCAGAACATTCGATGAGAATTGATAGATAAATAAAAGAAAAAGTATCGTGTGCAATGGCGAAATTAGGGATAAACACTGGAACCACTCCAAATGATGGTACTGGTGACTCATTATTGAGTGGTGCTATAAAAGTTAATTCCAATTTTGACGAGATTTACTCCGCATTGGGTGATGGTTCTGTAATCACCAACTCCATCGACTTTGCGGTTGTTGCTGGTTACTCTACGGCATCGGGTATTGCTACTTATGCCGTAAATGCTGGTGTGGCAACATATGCTGATACGGCAGGAATAGCAACTAATGCTACTCTTGCTGCTACTGCAACATTTGCAACTAATGCTGGTATTGCTTCCGAAGCAACTTTTGCTAGTGGATTGAATAACACTCCAAACATCACTGTTGGTATTGTAACTGCAACTAGTTTTGAAGGAGCAGGTCAAGCAATATCAGGTATTGTCACTTATATTGTTGCTGGTGATAACATTGGCATTGACACGAATTTTGGTCAAGTTACTGTTAGCACCAATAAAGCAGATGATTTCCCATCTAAATGGGTTCAGTCAGGTGTAGGTATTCATACGTTTGCAAACGTTGGAATTAACACCAACAACCCTCTTGCTGATTTGCATCTACATGGTGCTTCAATGCAAGCAACGGATGGAAGTTCTATCAACTTAGATGATAATATTCCACTGAACTTAGGTTCTGCTGGTGCTTCTGACTCTACTGTATTTTTTGATGGTACGGACCTTATTGTTAAGTCTGGTTCAAAACTTACTATTAAGGGAGTAAATACTAAACTACTTGATGCTCCCAATGCTGAAGGTCCAATCCTTTATTATAACGGTGTAGAGAAACTTCAAATTCAACAACATGGAATTGATGTTGATGGTAAGGTAGAAATTTCTGGAGATATTGCTGCAGTTGGTGTCATAACTGCTAGTGCATTTACTGGTGATGGTGCTAACCTTACTGCTCTTCGTGCTGAGCAACTTCAGGGTGGACCTCTACCAGTCCTTGATGGACAAGCATTGACTGGAATTGCAACAATGCGTTCCAAGGTCTCTGTAGCAGCAACTGCATTAGGTGTAATTCACACTGGTGTTGGATTTACTGCATTTGACGGGTTTAATACATATTCACTCTTGAAAGTTGGTGTTAGTACAGAAAACGTGAGAGTTAGATTGTATGCAGACATTAATTCAAGAAACAATGATACTGGTAGAGCACCTGGTGTAGCACACTCCACAGCAATTCATTTGATTTATGATGAACTTATTGGTGAAAATGCAGAATCATACAGTCCTCTTGGAGTTGCTGGTAAGAGACAAGTAGTTGCACCAGCAGTTACTGGTTTCAACATGGAAGATTCTAATAGAGATGGAAAAATCTATGCAACCTTTGATAACTACACTGGTGTTGCAACCGATGTCAAGGCAATTCTAGAAATTGTACGACTGGAATTTTGATAATGATTAATAGTCAATAACGAGTAAAATAATATGAGAACAGTACCAGGCACTGGAGCACAGTTTACTCCAATCTTTAACTCTGACTATGGTGTAGAGTCCTTCATTGTAGGGGCTGGTGGAACTGATTATGATCCGAATGACCCACCAAAAATAGAAGTTGATGAAACCAATCCACCTTTGCAAGAGGGTGTGTTTTTCCCTGTCATCAAAAGTGGAAAAATTGTAAGAATTGCTGTTCTCGAAAAAGGATTTGGATATTCACCACTAATTTTTGAAGGTGGTACAAGAGTTGGTATTGCAACTACGTCTTTTGTTGAAAGTTCTATACTTGTTAGAACTGGTGTAGGTTCTGATGTTTCTGTATCCGTTGCGAGTACGGATTCCCATGTAATTATGGCAGTTGAGGGTAGTAGTGGTTCTTCTATCCTAGAAAACGGTTTTAATAAGACTATTAATCAGGCAGGATATGCTGGTACATCTGCACCAGTTGTACCAGACGGTAGTAGTCTACAGAATGTGTTCTATGGGTTTACACATCCATTTGAATCATATGCAACCAGTGGTTTGGGAACTGGTTCTAAGTACAATGTATTCATTGTTTATGACTCTGGTACTGGTAGTGCAATATCCACGTCTATCGTCCTAAGGGAGGGTGGTAATGGGTATGCGGTGGGTGATACCGTATCTATTGCGGGAACATATATGGGGGGAGCAACCCCACTAAATGACCTTACATTCACTGTGAGTGCTGTTGCAAATACAAGGATTGGGTCAGAGGCAAATGCTGTTTATTCGGACCTAGAAGCAACTACAATATCTGGAATAGGTCAGAGTGCTGTATTTGAAGTTGCAAGAGATGGTATTGGAGATATTGTTTCCATTAATGTAACTAATGGTGGTGTTGGTTATGCTATGACCAGCATACTTAAGATTTTAGGTACAGAAGTTGGTGGTGTAACTCCAGCAGATGATATCTTCCTTTCACCATCAACTCTTGGTGCAGATAAGTTACCAAGGACTTTATATGTCAGAAAGTTAGATAATAATAATTTCACTGTTTCTGGATTATCCACATCGGGAAGATTGGATATTACAGAAGTTGGTGAGGGTATACAATCACTTGAATATGCAGATTCTAATTCATCTAGTATTATTTCAATTGATAATATTGTTCAAAATTCTCTCTATAAGAGAGACCTTGTAGTAGGATTAGCGCAAACTGTTGGATATACAAGTAGTACTATTTTCTTAACTGGAATTAGTTCAATTACTGTTGCTGATACTATTCAAGTAGGTTCAGAATTCTTTAAGATTAACACCATTGGTCTTGGTGCTACAAATGAGTTTGGAGTAACAAGAGGATATCTTGGTAGTAGATCTGATTACCATGCTGTTGGAACGGCAGTAACTATCCATAGAGGTGACTATAACATTGTTGAAGATAAGATTCACTTTACTACTCCACCATATGGAAAAATAGGACCACCAGGTCTAAAGGTTAGTTCTACATTTAGTGGAAGAGCATTTAGTAGAAGGTTTGATCCAGGAACTCCAAACGATAAGAATCTAATATTTGACGATTTATCTACACAATTTGTTGGTGCATCATCAACAGAATTCTTCCTGAAATCTAATGATGAAGATATTGTTGGTATCTATACCAACACTAACACAGTTCTTGCAAGTGGTGTTGATGTAAGTAATAACCCATTAGTATTCATAAACAATGTTCCTCAAATTTCTGGAACTGACTTTGTTGTTGATAATGCATCTGACAAAAATAGAATTAAATTTATCACGGGAGCTCCCTCTGCTGGTAAAATCGTAAGAACTGGAATTACCAGTGGTATTGGATATGCACCACTAATCGGTGCTGGTGCTACCGTTTCTATCATTGGTGGTCAGATTACTGATATTCATCTCAGAGGTTTTGGTAGTGGATACAGGAACCAACCAGAAATCACAGTAGATTCTTCCACTGGTGTGGGTGCTGCATTTACATGTACTGTTGGTGCTGGTGGAACACTGTCATCAATTAGTGTATTGTCTGCAGGCACTGGATATCCTGAACATCGTTATGCGGGTATCTCAACAGCAACTTATGATTCCTCTACAGGGTTACTAACAATTACATCTGTAGCTCATGGTCTAGATGATGGAGATAACATTAAGATTCCAGTTGAGAGTATTGTATTTACCTGTTCACAAGATAGTCATGCAACCAATCATCCATATCCAAGAATAACTGACCCTGCTGCTAATAAGTGGTTACCTGTAACCAGAGTTGATGATGATAATATTCAAGTTAATGTTTCTCCATCACCATCTGGTCAACAATATGACCACACATTTGTAAGTGCTTCACCAAATGCATTGGTTATAGAAGTTGAGACTGTAAAAGTTAATATTGGAATACCATCAAATTATTTCTCAGTTCCCATGGTATATGCCTCTGGGCAGACTGGAAATGGTAGTGGAGCACTAGCAGATATTCAAGTCGGCAATAGTGGTGATATTATATCATTTGAAATTACTGACCCTGGTGAATATTATAGAGTTCAGGATGTTTTAACACCATCTACAGGTTCTAATGGTTTGGTAACTTCAACTTCTGGTACTTTCACAGAATTCTTAGTAGAAGTTGAGGATATTATTACTGATAAGTTTAGTGGTTTCTATCCTGGTCAATTTATTCAGTTTGATAACGTTGAGAGATTCTTTAATGGTACAAAGAAGAAATTTACTCTTACTGTCTCCCAAGGAGGAGAAAGTGAAATTTTAAGTCTCAAAGTAGACCCAACTAGTGATTTAGATTTAGCACAGAATATATTTGTGTATATTAATGATATTCTTCAAGCACCAAATCAAGCATATGATTTTGATGGTTCTAGAATCGTATTTACTGAAGCACCAAAACCAAATTCTAAGTGTACAATCCTCTACTATAGAGGTTCTGACTTAGATGTTGAGCAAGTTGATCCACCAAGAACTATCAAAGAGGGTGATACTGTTCAAATTGGTGATAATGCACTTGACCCAACTGATAGACCACAGTTTGAACGTATTGTTAAAAAGATTATTTCTTCAAACTCACTTGATACCTTTACATATGATAGCATTGGTATCAATACAGATACAACGTTTGAACGTCCTCTAAAATGGACTAAACAGACTCAAGATAAGATTATTAATGGTGTCTTGTATTCCAAGTCTAGACCAGACCTGAAGTCTCGTGTTGAACCGACAGCAAAGTTAATCAAAACACTTGGTACTGGTGCAAATGAAATTTACGTCGATAATGCATATCCATTATTTGTAGATGTTGATAAATTATCAGAAGATATCAACAATGTAAAAGTTGTTGATACTGGTGAAATTAGACCAGCAATCTCTTCAGCAACTGTTTCTGCAGCATCTACTGTTTCTGGAGTTTCAGTTATTGACGGAGGAACAGGATTCTATAGGACATCAAACCCTGTTGTTGCAATTTCTTCAGCAGTAATAAAGCAGAAAGACCCAATCTTTGGTTGGATTGGAATTTCAACTACTTCAGGTATATCAACAACTAATACTTACAATGATATTGTCATTGGAAAACCAATAGTAGCAGTTGGATCTAGTGGTGCCTTAGGAATTTCCACTAACGGTATTGAATGGGCAGAAGAATATATTGGTTTTGGTAATACGATTAACTTTAATTCTGTTGCAGTTGCAAATACTTCAACATATCTTATTGCAGGTGATAGTAGTAAATTGGTTCTCAATACTGGAGTTGGAACTCAATTCAACAATCCATGGACAGAAATTAAACTTCTGAAAGAGGATATTGTTCTTGGTCTTCCAGACCCAGTAATTACCTTTAGTACATATAATGGCAATTTCACGTCAGTTTCTCACTCCAAATTCCATAATAGCAGTGTTGTTGTTGGTTCAAATAATGGTGTGTTTAGTGGTGTTGGTATAGGAACAACATCATTCTTTGAAAGGAGTCCTGGAACTTTTGCTAACTTTAATTCAGTTGCAAATAATGGTGGAGTGTATGTTGCTGTTGGTGATGGTGCAACGATTATCTACTCTACAGATGGTGGATTTATCTGGGCACAAATACCACCATTACCATCAACTAGAAACTTCCTAGATGTAATCTGGACAGGAACTCAGTTTGTATTAGTTGGTGAGAATGGAACTATATTCACTTCACCTGGTGGAATTGCGAATTGGAATAGGATTGTACCTAATATCACAGACCATCTACACAAAATCAAGTTTGAGTATGATGTATATGTCGCAATAAATCATGCGGGTGAACTTCTATTCTCTCTGGATCTTGTTTATTGGACAAAACGATATACAAATCAATTACAGGCAGTTAGTGATGTTGCCTTTATTCCTGCACCACCCCCTGCATTCTCAAGACCTGCAGGAATGGATATAATTAATGAAGATGGTAGATATATTCTTGTTGGTGCAGGTGGAACAATCATGTATGCAGACCCTGTTTATAACAGGGCAACTGCAACAGCAAATCTAGTTAATGGCACTATTGCTAGTGTTGATATTGTCAACCCTGGTTTTGGTTATTTGGCACCACCCCCAGTTATTATTGAATCTGGTTCTGTACTCCAAGAAGAAATTTTCTCAATTAAAGCAGAGGGTGACTTTGGCAATATTGTTGAAGTTGGTGTTGGAAATTCATTCATTGACTTCAAACTTAAGTCTGAAGAATATGACAATGCAACACTAGGTATTGGTTATTCTTCACTTAATGTATTTGGAATTACAAATTCTCAACTTCAAGTAGGTGATTACTTTGTAATTACAGATAGCAATACTGAAATTGGTGCTGGTCTCGGATTAACGGGAATCACAACTAGCACTGGTGGATTGAATAATTATGCTGAATCCGTTGTCGGTACTGCATTTACCACTTTAGATGGTGTGTATAGAGCCGAAAGAGTCAGTGCCCCTCATGCAGGAATCGTTACCGTAAGGTGTATGTTTGCCTTCCAGAATAATGCTGCTATTCAAGTTAATGTAAATAATAACACAAATGGAATTCATGGTAAATATTCTTGGGGTAGAATATTTGATTTCCAGAATAGAGCAACATTTGATCCAAAGCATTTCGTTGTTGATACAAGCAACGGTCTGGTTGGAATTTCAACCTCAGCTGATGTCTTCAGAACAAGGGGTCTGAAGTAACTACAACATTTGTCCACTAAATAAAAGAAAAAGTATCCTAGTAAAATGCCTGCGATAATTACTGAACAATTTAGAGTGATGAACGCCGAAACCTTCGTCAATAGTTTGGTTTCGGTAGGTAACACTGCTAACACTTACTATACCTTTATTGGTCAACCAAATAGTCTGGATGTTCAGGCAGGTGGTTCCCCAGACTGGAACGATGGTCCTGCTCCAGTTGATGGATTTGAGGAAGAAAATTCCATTAAGGAAAGTATTCTTGCTATGAAGAAAGTGACCAAGCAAGATGTTAGAAGAATGATTAGGAAGGTGAACTGGGTTTCTGGTTCTACCTATGAGATGTATCGTCATGATTACAACATCTATAATGTTACCCCTGTAACAAATCAACCAAGTCTTTACTCAGCTAACTTCTACGTTATTAATGAGGACTTTAGAGTTTACATTTGCTTACAAAATGGTACTGACCCAGAAAACCCAAAGGGCAGACCATCATTTGACCAACCAACTTTTGTTGATTTAGAACCAAGACCAGCAGGCACCAGTGGTGATGGTTATATTTGGAAGTATCTATTCACTGTAAAACCATCAGAGATTGTGAAATTCGATTCTATCGAATTTATTCCCGTGCCAGAAAATTGGGGAACAACGGGAGAAAGCATTTCTACTAAAAATAATGCAATCGATGGTAAGGTAGAAATTATTACAATCACTAATAGAGGTATTGGATATCAACCAATCTCAAAGTCATTTACAAATATTCCTATTTTAGGTGACGGTGAAGGAGGAAAGGCAACTATTACTGTTGATTCATTTGGTAAAGTATCCGAGGTATTTGTTACTGATGGTGGAAGTGGTTATACAAAAGGCATTATTGAGTTTAAACCAGGTGCTCCTGGAATCCCATCAGAACTTTCTAACTCTGGTTCATTATCAACTTTCAATGTAATTATTCCACCAAAAGGTGGACATGGATCTGATATTTACAGAGAACTTGGTTCCTATAGAGTTCTGATATATTCCCGTTACTTAACTGATGAGTCAAACCCAGATATTATTCTAGGAAACGATTTTGCTAGAGTAGGAATTGTCAAAAATCCAATGATTCTTGGTAGTGACACAGAAAGACTTACAACTGGTGAAGTAAGTGCATTGAATTCTATGAAATTGTCTGGTGTTACTACACAGACTACATATCCAGTTGATTCAATTATTACACAAACCACTGGTTTAGGTGTAACTGCTATTGGATTTGTTGCTTCTTGGGATAATGTAACAGGTGTTCTCAAATACTACCAACCAGTTGGACTAGCAACTGAAGGTGTAAACTATAAAATTAATGACTTCTCATCATCAATTGCTGGTGGTGGATCATTTAGTATTAATTGTGGAAAAATTATTGGTCCAGCACTTAGTATTGACACAAACTTTACGGGTATTAGTACCGTAATAAATAATAGGACATATCAGTTGGGCAGCAACTTTGTGGCTGGAATTTCGTCAGCAGAATACAACAAAAAATCTGGTGAAATCATCTATATTGATAATAGAAGGGCAATCCCCAGGTCCACAAGCCAAAAAGAAGATATTAAAATCGTATTGGAGTTCTAAAGTCAAATGCCACAGAATACTAATCTAAATGTATCTCCATATTTTGATGATTTTGACTCTAGCAAAAATTATCAAAGAGTTCTATTTAAACCTGCAACTCCATTACAGGCAAGAGAGTTAACCACTCTACAATCCATCCTACAGAATCAAATTGAAAAATTTGGACAGCACTTCTTTAAAGAAGGTTCTGTCGTAATTCCTGGTCAGGTTGCTTATGATTCACAATACACATCTGTTCAAATTGATGAATCTCACTTAGGCATACCAGTATCATTATACGTTAGCAGTCTAATTGGTAAAACAATTAGAGGTGATACTAGTGGTGTAAAGGCAAAGATTGAAGGATTTATCACCAACGCAGAATCAGAAAGAGATAATTTTACACTATATCTTAAGTATCAGAGTTCAAGTAATAATGACTTTTTCACTGATAAGTTTTTAGATGGTGAAAATCTCGTAGCAGAAGAAGACATTTTTTATGGTGTTTCTGCTATTAGGGATGGATCTACATTTGCAACTACAATTATTCAAAACTCTACTGCGACTGGTTCTGCAGTAAAGATTGCCTCTGGTGTTTATTTTGTCAGAGGATTTTTTGTAGAGGTAAAACCACAAACAGTTATTTTAGACCAGTATTCAAATACTCCTTCATATAGAGTTGGACTTCTAGTTAATGAAGAATTAGCAGTTGCTTCAAATTCTTACGAAGATTTATTTGATAATGCACAGGGATTCTCTAATTTCTCTGCACCTGGTGCCGATAGACTAGAATTTGGTCTCACACTAATTAAAAAAGAAATTGATGACTTTAATGATGAAAATTTTGTAGAACTCTTGAGAGTTGAAAATGGAAAACTACAAAGTTTCGTAAAAGAAAGCAATTATAATCTCATCAGAGATGAGTTGGCAAGAAGAACTTATGATGAGTCTGGAGATTATTATGTAAGACCATTTTCACTATCTGTCAGAGAGTCACTAAATGACAGAATTGGTAATAATGGTATATTTAATGAGACTCAGGCAACCAAATCAGGAAATACACCTAATAATGATTTGGGTTCTTTACTTATATCTCCAGGTAAAGCAGTAGTTCGTGGATATTCAATAGAAACTATTGATACTACAATTATTGATTTTGATAAGACAAGAACTACAGATAAAGCAGAAAATCAAGCAATACCATTTAGTGTTGGTAGACAAATTTTTATTGATAACGTTAATGGTTCTGCTCCTGTTGGATTTGGAAGCACTTCCCATGTAGAACTTTATGATAGCAGAACATCAGTTAGTGGTGTGAAATCTGGTCAAAAGATTGGTATTGCGAGACTCTATGATTTAAAACTGAGAAATGCAGCATATGAGGATTCAAAAACTCAGTTTGAGGCATCATTGTATGATGTTCAAACATATACTGTATTACGTTTAAACACAACAGCAAATCTATCAAAATCAACGTACATTGAAGGTAATTCAAGTGGTGCCAGTGGATTTGTTGTAGAAGATGTTGTTGCATCAAACTTGGTAAGACTGTATCAAGTTTCTGGAACATTTAAGAAAGAAGAGTCATTATCATTCGATGGTATTCCAGATGGTAGAATTATTACGAATATTCGTGACTTCTCATTAGCAGATGTTCATCAGATTGCTGCGGATAATTACACTGTTGGTCTTGGCACATTTACGGCAGACCCAATTCTTTCCCAGTCAACAATACTGACAGAACCTGGTGCTCAGTTTACTATTAGTGCAGGGTCTGTTGGTGTAAGTACTGTAACTAGTTCTGCCCAAACACCATTTGTAGGAATTCAAACTGGTGATATTGTAAGTTATACAAAGCAAGGTTTTACAATTCCAACTTTCAATAAAGTTATTGAAGTAACTAATAGTCAATTAAAACTTGCAGTTACCCCTAATATAGCAAATCAAGTTGATGGTGATTTACCAACAGTTGGTATTACTGCTAATGATTTTAAGAAAGTATCTCTGGAAGTTCTTAATACTTCAAATGCTTTCCTATATGCTGAATTAAACAATAAGAATGTAGAAAGTTTAGATTTAAGCACATCATCAATCATTATTAGAAAATCATATAATGTCACTGTTGCGTCGAATGCTTTCTCGGCAACTTTGGAGTCGGATATTGATTTAACACTAGAACCATTTGATGAAGAAGACTATAGTCTCGCATATGTTGGTGGTGATATTGAACCACTCAACAGTCAAAAAGTATCTGTATCTGGAAGAACCATTGGTTTAACAAACCTAGTTCAGAATGGATCTGCAATTCTTACAGTAACATTTAAAAAGGTAAATGCTACTGAAAAAGCAAAAATATACAACAGATGCGAAAGTTTAGTTATTAATGGTTCAACAAAAACTTCATCTGGTATTGGAAGAACCACCCTTGATGATGGACTAGTCAATAGTTCATACTATGGATTAAGAGTACAAGATAAAGATATTTCACTGAATGTCCCTGATGTTATTAACGTCATGGGAATTTATGAGTCATCAACAATAGCTGACCCCACACTTCCTAGAATTCACTTTAGTGCTTTAAATTCTAGCATTGCAAACCTAATTAGAGGTGAACGAGTAATTGGTTC